CTGCGGCTGGACCGGCGAGCCCCTGGTCGTGCGGCAGTACCCGATTGTGGTGGATGATGGCGGCGTGCCGCTGGTAAGCGTCGCGGAGGACGGCGGCGCGCTCGACCCGACGTTACTGGAGGTGTTCCCCGAGCAAGGCGCCGTGTACCGGCTCGATGCGAGCATGGTGCCGAGCGCGTGGGGCGCGGCGCTCGTCGTCGTGGATTACACCAGCGGGTTTGACCCGATCCCGAGCGACGTACAGGCCGCCTGCCTCGAATGGCTGACGCTGCGGTGGCATGCGGTCGGGCGCGACCCGGCGCTGCGTTCGGAAACAATCCCCGACCTGATCACCCAGGTTTACGCGGGCGATGCCGGGGCCGGTACCAGCGGCGGTGCCATGCCGGCGGGCGCGCAGGATATGCTCTACCCTTACAAAATCTGGACGGTATGACGCCCGGAACCCTCATCGAGCGGCTCGACGCGGCGATCGCCGGCTACGGGCAAAGCGTGACACTGCAACGCACCGCGGTAGATCCGGCAACCGGCGGCATCACGGTAGCCGAGGCCGTGACGTGTCCGGCAGCAGTCCGCAATTTCGGGCCGCAATCCCTGGAACCCGGAGAGGCTAAGGAGATCAAGGTCGTGCTTAGCCCAACCGGCGTCGGCTCATTCGGCCTGCCGAGCCGTGACGATGTAATCCTGATCGACGGCAACCCGAGCAACATCACCGAGATCGATCCGCTGACCTATGGCGGCGCGCTAGTCCGCATCAACCTGCTCTGCCGTGGATAAGCGCGAAACAATCCTGGCCCGGCTGGCGGCAGTTTGCGTTTCGGTAAGCGGCATCTCGGCCGTCGTGCGCAACGCGCTCGACGTGCCCGGCAATGCGCGGCCGGCAGTCATCATACAGGACGGCATCGAGGCGATGATCGATCAGCCCGAGGGCGTGCGGCACAGCGAATTGCAGCGCATGGAATTATCGCCGGGCATCACCGTGTATGTGCGGGCCGGCGGCGCGGCGGATGCCGGGGTATTACTATCCCGCTACCGCACTGCGATTGTCTCTGCGGCGCTGAATGATGGCACCTTACGCGATGTCACTGGCACGAACGGTCGCATTCGCTACGAGGGTTGCGCGGTGTTGCCGCCCGACGCCGAGGCCAAGGAACATCGGCTCGATATAACGCTAGTCTTCACCTACGCATTTCGCCTGGACGAACTATGACGGCGGCGATCACCATCGACTCCAACCTCAATCGGTTGGTCCTGCATTTCGACGAACTACCGGCAGCGCTTCAGCGCAAGCTGAAGATAGCGATAGGCCGATCGACACACGCATTGCTGGCGCGGGTCAAGGCCGCCGAGCCGGTACAGACCGGCCGCATGCGCGCCGCGACGCATGCTTTTGTCGACGAGCGCGAAGATTTCGTTCGCGGGCGCGTGAGAATACTCGCCACGGGCAAGGCAAATCCGCTTGCTGCGAGGTTCGGTGCGCTCGAATACGGTGGGCCAGGAAAGCGGCGGGCCGGGAAACGGGTCACGGTGCGGGCCTATAGCCGCGGCGGGCAACCCGTCGGCAGCTATGAGCGGCGCCAGCCGAGAATACGGGCGCGCCGGTTCTTGCGTGGACCCTTCGCGGCGATGCGGCCGGCAATCAAGGCCGAACTCGAAGCTGCCATCGGTCAGGCAATCAATGAGTTCGACTTCGACAGCTTGAAGTAACCTCAATGAAGGATGGTTGATATGGCCGTCTCGTCACTCAACATCGGCACCGAGCCGGAAAAAAGAGGAACGCTTATCTTCACCGGCGCGAACGACATCGGCCCGCAACTCGTCATTACGTTAACCAATGTCCAGATCACGCCATCCGCCCCGATGAACTTTATCGGCGACGAGTACGGACTGCTCGAAGTAACGGGCGAGGTGCTGGCCGACGATACCGGCAGCTTCGGCACGGTCGAGCATCCCGACGATGCTCTCGTGCCACCCGATGTTAGCAACTACTATGTCGGCACCGGGGTCGTCACTTGGACGCCGGAAGCTAGCACCGCGGTGCCAACACCGACGGCGCGCGATGTTGGCAACGTCAATGTCTTCGAGTTCACCCAGACGGTCGAGCAGCTCGACCACTGGAACCACCGCGGCGGCATCCGCAAGAAAGACTTCCGGCCTGTCGTTCAGCAGTCGGCAACGGTCAGAATGGTCATGGACGAGTTCTCCGCCGAGAACCTGCGTCTGGCATTGATGGCGGCCTAAAATGCCGATCAGCTTTCTAGAGTTGGTGCCGGTCAGGCCCCACGCGACTGTTGTCATTGAAGGCGAAGCCGGCCCGGCGCAATTCGAGATTACGGGCATCACATTGACCGCTCTTGCCGAGATCGCGCGCAAGTATCCGGCATTCGCTCATGTGGTCGAGGGCAACGCCGGCCTGATGAGTTCGACCGAGGCAATGCCGGCGATAATCGCGGCGGGGCTCGGGCATCATGGCGATTCGGACTATGAGCGGCACGCTGGCCTATTGCCTTCGGATCTCGTCATCTCCTTAGCCGGGGAGATCATCAAGCTGACATTCCCGGCGCGCCCTTCGCTGCTGGCCGAGCCGGAACCCGCCGAGCCCGAGCCAGCGCAGCCGACAGACGGCGGCCTCAGCGCAAATCGGCCGGCAGTCATCTCGCAGTTGCGATTGAGCAGTTGATCGCCTGGAACCATCCCCCGGCAGCGGTCTGGCAGATGACCCCGGCGCAGGTTTTTGCGTGGGTCACGCTCGGCCTCGACCGCGAGCGGATCGAACGCGCGTTGCGGCTGGTTGATGCCGCCACCGCAGCTCGCCGAGACGGCAGCGAGATCCAGGGCGCCATCAGAGAATTGACCGGAACCTAACCGTGGCAGGCGACAACCTCACCATTCAGATCGGCGGCGACAGTTCCAAGCTGCGGGCCGATCTCAAGTTCACGCAGACCGCGCTCAAAGACCTCGACCGCCAGATCAGCGCCGCATTTAAGAGCGGCGACACCGCTCGGGCGCGGGATCTATCCAACACCTTCGGCAAGATGAAGGATGAGGCGGTCAACCTCGAACGCAGCCTCCGGGGTGTCGGGGCGACCGGCAGTCGAGCATTCAACGAGATCACGCAGGCCGCCACGCGGGCAGATGCAAGTGTCAATGTGACGGCAAGAAGCACCAGCCGGCTATTCAAGCAACTGCAAAGCGTGCCGCGCGCCTTTGGTATCGGCGGGACTTTGCTCGGTGGCGGGATCGGCGGGGCCGTAGGCGCTGGCGTCGGGATCGGGATCAGCAAACTGATCGAACAGTTTGAAGACCTCGCGAAAAGCATGCGCGACATTCGCGATCTCGCGCGAGAGAGCACGGCCCAGCCCCTGATGGTGCAGGGTTTTCAGGAACTCGCCAAGGAAGCCGGCGAGAGCGAGGACAAGGCGAAAAAGTTCCTGTCCGGCGTCTCTTCCACAATTCAGCAGGTTGCGACGACAACACAAACTGCAACCGACCAAGCCGCCCAGAGTTTCGCCACTTTCGGCGACAAGACCATACAGGTTATGCGCGGCGCGGAGCAGGCCGTGCGCGACTTCTCGAAGCCGCTCGACATCCTTCAGGTTGACCAAGCAAAATTGAAAAAGCTGCCGTATGCCGATCAAGTAAAGATGCTTGGGGACGCTCTCTTGCGGACAGCGGCAAACGCCAAGCAATTACAACTGAGTGAGATACAACTCAATGAGATATCAAAAGATGTAACCGGCCTGCCGCTGGAAGACGCCAAAATTATGATAAAGGCATTCTCGGACCGAGCCGCAAGGGAAAAGGAACTGGCCGATTCGGCCCGGGGCGCTACCGCGCAGCGCTTGGAAGACTTAAAGAAACTAGAAGTCGCCGGAGCGAAAGCAGAGACAGCACAAAAAGAAACATGGGCCGTCGTTGGAAACGCAATCCTTGGGGCGCGGCTCAAGCTAAATGAGTTTATAGTCGACGTCAATAAGATGACCCAAGCCTGGATGCAGGGGAAAATCGAGATACAGCAAGCCCCAAGCTCCGCCGACCAAATACAGACCGATTTTAAGGATCTGCCACCGTTTTTTGAAACACTAGGAAAGACTATCGGCGAATTCTGGAAAAAGACTTTCTCCCCGTCCGGACTTGCCGACCCGAGCATTCCCGCGATGCCGGTCGAAGCCACAACGGCCGAGTTTGATAAGCTGCCGCCGTATTTTGAAGGATTGACGAAGACAATCGGGGATGTCTGGAAAGGTTTTTGGGGCCTGTTCATCAGCGAGGCCAAAGCCGCAACGCTCGATGTCCAAGGTGGAATGGCAGCAATCAAGGCGTCGGCGGATCAAGCGACCGCATCCATTAAACAAATGGGCGCGGGCGCCGATTACGGCGGTGGTGGTGATACTGCTAGCGGTGGCGCCTCTGGCGTATCCGTGAAGCGCGGACCGGGTACCGGACCTACTGGCGGGTATGGTCCCGCTAGCTTTAATCAGTCTACCGGCTACGGTCCCGGCAGCTTCCCGACGCAATCAATCCTGCCGGGGGTCAGTGACTATCAGGCGCTGCCGCCGCATATGGTCTCTCCGATGGCGACATCATCCTATGGATCGCAGGCCGCCAAATCCGCCGCCGAGGCCAGCGCGGATGCCGCCTATGCCAGCCGAACGGCTGCCGAGGCCAGCGCAAAGGCTGTCAATGCTTGGGTCGATCCCGGCGTGAAGTTCGCCGCGGGCGGTATGGTACACGGCCCCGGCACGGCTACCAGCGACAGCATTCTTGCCCGGTTGAGCCGCGGCGAGTTCGTGATGCGCGCAGCGGCTGTGAACCGGGTCGGCGCCGGCTTCCTCTCGCGGCTCAATGGCTTTGCCGATGGCGGGATGGTGATGCCATCGCGCTCGATCCCGAGCTTTGCCAGCGGCGGTCTGGTATCCGGCGGCGTTGGTGGCGCGACGGTTAATCTTGTGTTCCCCGGCGGCAGCTTCGAGCTACGCGCGGATAGCGAGACGGTCGGGGCGCTCACCCGCGAAGCGCGGCGCGCCGGTATGCTCAACGCCGGCCGACTGCCGGGCGCCTTTGCCTGATGGCGAATGAAACCATCCTCGTCATCAGCGGGCCGGGAATGCCGCCGTGGGCGGCGCGCGGGCTGACACAGAGCCTCGATCCGATCGAAGCCAGCGGCAACCTCGCCCGCACCGTCAACGGCGTCCTGATCGATCTATCGCCCGCGCAGATGCGGAAGTTCAAGAGCACGATCTCGTGCTCGGATGTTGATAGCCCGGCACTGGATGGACTATGGCCGGGCATGGTGCTGACCGTCGATTGCGTGCCGGAACTCGGCTACCTGACAACCGGCGGCACACCGGAACGGACGGTCGTGCCCGGCTCGTCGCGCGTCAGCAACGACTGGACCTACTACCGCCCGCGGCTCGATATGCGGATAACCAACTACAGCGTCGAGCGCAATGAATACGGCGCGCTCACTAGCTGGCAACTCAATCTAGAAGAGATTTAGCGAGGCAATCCGCGCATGACGTTGATCGTTTTGCCGCCGACGACGACGTGATCGATGGTCGGCTCCGGGATGCGGCTACTCCGGTCGCTTGTTTGGCATCTGGTGTCGCCGTTGCGCTCATGCGAGCACCGCGTTTCCGAGAAGCCGTTCTCGGATTCGGTCGAGCTAGTACATTGAGTCGCGCCGGTTCGGTCCTTGTAGCAGGAGCGTTCGTAGGTCGAGTCGGCTTGCGCGGCAGAGACTACCGCGACGGTAGCGAAAAGAGCGGCGAGCAGAGAGCGCATAACATTTCCCTAAGCAAAGCAGAACGATGGCTCAATTCGCCAGCGCGGCAATCGTCTCAGGGAAAAGATAGTTAATGCCGGGACCGTTCTTCTTTGCCTGGGTGCCGGCGCCGATCGCCTACGATTCGACGGTTCATGCCGTCGAGGACGAGGAGATCGTCTCGCTCTCGGTCACGCAGTCAGAGGGCGACTTCGCGGGCCTGAATATCGTGGTCCGCAATCCGTTCTATGGATTGCTTGCGCCGACCCGGCATCAGTGGTGCTGGTTGAGCTGGTACGACGGAGCCGCCTATGTGCCGCTATTCCATGGGCGCCTCGTCGCGTTCCCAGAAAGCATCAACGGCGAAGCGGTGGCGCTGCTGTTTTCGGCCAAGCCGCCGAACTTCGACAGCATCAAGGCCAGCTACGCCGAGACGCTGAAGGTTCTGCCGTTCTGGGATCCGATCTGGATCACCGGCGATACCGAGAACCCCGACACCGTGCTAAACGCCTACGGCTGTCGCTGGCATATCGACCGCCGCACGCTAGCGCTCACCCACTCGGACGAAGTAACCGGCGAGGATGGCACGATCAGCGTCGGTGAAGCGGATCATCTCTACGACGCGTTTTCGGCTTCGTACTCCAACCCGCCACTGTCTCGCGTAGACATCGAGGGCTCGCTCGGCTGGACCCAATCTGGTGCCGGCACAATCGACCTGACATGGAACGTCTACGACATCTGCCTTTTCCAGAAATCGATCTACACGCACCCGAAAGCCGGGGTTATTTCGAGCCTGACCGGCAATGGATTGCTGGACGATTGGCCGAAGCCGGGAACCTCAATAGACGGCGGCTGGAAGGTCAACGATGCGACCGGCGCCTTTGAAGCGCCAAAGAGCTTCAAGCGCTACAACTATCACGTCGAATATCGGCAGGTTAATACCGACCCCGCCGACCCCGAGCGGGCCACGACAAACCTCGCCTACTATTACTTCGGCGCGGAGGGAGACTACCAAGTCGATTTCCCGGTGTCGGCGATCCAGCAGTTTACGCTGTTCGATTGGGAAGCCGACCGGAAGCGCACCGAGACTTTCAAGTGTTCGCTCTACGCCGACATACAGCCGTTGCTCGCCGAGCCGGACAACGAGGAGAACGTCGGCAGCATCAAGATCAGTGCCTCCGATACCGTCACCGAGCCAGACGGGTCCGGCAACATGGCGATCGGCGACACCCGCCGCACCAGCTACATGAACACCGACCGCGGCGCGCTGAGCGTGCAATACCTGCTGCTGCTGGCGCGTACCGAGCTGCGCCGCTCGGCGCGGGCTATTGAAATATCGTGCAGGGTGCCTTGGCATATCGGCGTCGGCGCGACGCTTCGTCAGAACGTCCACATCGCCGACTACCGCCTGCCGGGCGGCGAGGCGGACGGAAAGATTATCTCCTACGAACTGGCCGCCGCCGGCACGGGCGAGATGTCTGTCGGCCTGACCATCGGCTGTACGATAGGACACGACGGCACCGTATCCGCCGCCGCCGGCGACGCAACATATGTAGACCTCGGCTACGTTGATGCTGGCTACCAGCAAATGACCGGCGCCGAGATCATGCTGCCGACCGACGACCTCGTATATCAATCGCTCGATGGGTTCCCGGTCAATGACGACGGCGTGGACCTGTTCAACATCAACGAGACGACAGCGGTGTTATCGCTGGGCCTCACCGGCGGCATGGACACGCAGACGCAAGTTGTCGAGGCTGTCTCGGACCCGATAGACGCGCTGCGGCAATACCCCACCCGCCTCTGCGTGACGCTGGTGCCGGTTGCGGGACAAAACTTCGACACGGTGTACGCGCCCGACGTGCAGCCGCTACCGATCCCCAAGCGGATCGACCTCGAAGCGCCGGCTCCCGGCTTGGCGCGGGCGGCATAAGATGGCGGTAAGCTCGGCGGGGTTGTCGTATCAATATGCCCGACACCTGCCGCTCAAACCGAAGTCTACGGAGCAGTCTCCGTACAGTTGGTTCCGCCTACCGCAGCCGCCTGCCGCCGATCCAATTACGCCGGGCACGATCTGCTGGGGCACGGTTGGCGACATGCCAAGCCCGGAGGCGCTGCCGACCACCGGCTTCAACGTGATATCGAAACAGAAGCACGAGGAACAGACGCGCGAAAGCACGCTGGTGCGGATCGAGAACCCCGACAACCCCGAGCAGTACATCGAGGTCGAGCGGGCCGACTACATTAAATTCCTGACCACCAACGAGCGGATGAAAGCGGGCGCCAACACCTCGGCGCAAGAGCCTCGTGGGCTCGCCGCCTACGACCCCGCGGCGCGCCGGCTGTTCCAGGCGGCGGACACCGCCAAGACGACGGAGACCGGCAGCCTCGGAGTGACGCTGAAGAACGGACCAAGATCGCTCTGATGTCTGATGGTCCGGGAACCGGGTTTGGCTCCAATGAACACCCTTACAAGGAGATGCCGTATGCGGGGTACTCGACCGCAGTGCATTGGGGCGGCGGCAAGGCTGTGCGATGGAACTTCGCGCAATACCTTTACGCCGGCCCGCTGACCGCGGTGCCGAACAGCCCGGCGGGTGTGCTCTCGATGTGGGTGAAGTTTTACCCCGAGGCGCTGAACGAAAGCGGCCAGACGACGATCTTCGGCAGCGGCTGGCATGAGCTATTGCTTGCCGTTACCGGCGGGGTTGCCACTGCGATCTCGCCCGGCATCAACAAGGTGAGCAGTTTGCAATTTGAGTTTGACGATGCCGCCACATTCGACACCGAGAATAGATATGCATTCATGCTCGACGGCGATATTGCGCTGAGCACGACCGGCCGCTGGTATCACATCTATGCCGAGTGGGACACGGGTGCCGGCTCGTTCGCGCTCTGGGTCAACGGGCGTTCGGCCGCCTCGCTGATCGCCACGGGCGAACCGTTCGGTGCCGGCGGCTTTCCGTTCGACGTCGCCTGGGCCGCCACGCTCGACAACGCCGGTAGCCCGAACGTGAATCAGTTCTTCCAGAACTTCGGCTCGTTCGAGCCGCCCGTGCGGCACTCGCTGGCCGAGTTCTGGCTCGACGTGAAGCGGCCGGCGGGTGATCCCGACGCACTGCCGCCCGGCACGCCTGGCCCCGGCGTGGACAAGTTCATCGACACGGCAACCGGCAACCCCAAGAGCCTGGGCACCAACGGCGAGACCCCGACCGGCAGGACGCCGGCATTTTATTTCCGCCGCAGCGGCGCGCCCGAAACCTTCGTCATCAATCGCGGCTATGGCGGCGCGTTCACCTTCGCCCGGCTCGATGCGGGCTTCGTCTCCGCGGACATCCCGAACCCGGCGCTCGACCCGCCGCTGCACGAGCCGGAAGAACCGCACTTCACGCCCATCCCGGCGCCACCACTGGCCGCGGCGGCATAGCAGAACATGGCAATAGTCTACCGCACTGACGGCGCCTGGGGTTCGGGCCAAGGAACCAACCTGTCACCCGCGCAGGTTGACGGTAATTTCTACGATGTCACGACCCGCGTCACCTACATCGAGGACAACCCGGTCGAGCCGATCACGCCGATCGCCATCAATATCGAGGGTGGTCAGTTCACGATGGGCCTGTCGGACGGGAGCACTCTCGGCCCGATCACGATCACCTATCCGATGCCGCTGTGGCGCGGCGACTGGGCGCCCAGCGTCGAATACAACGAGATGGATTTCTTCACCGCACCCGATGGCGGGCTCGGTGCAGTGATGATCGGCCACACGTCAGCCGCAACATTCGATTGGGGCGCGCTCAGCGGCGGCGCGCCGGTATATCAACAGCTCGTCGGCGGCAGCGGCACGACCAGCGGCATCGCCGATCTCACCGATGTCGCGCTCGGCACTCAGGCCGACAACGATATGCTCGTGTGGGACGGCCCGGCGGCGTTGTGGCGCAATGAAACGCCCGCGGCAGTCGTGGTCAACCTGCCGGCTTTCGGTGGCTCCACGGGCTCCACAGCGGGCGCCAAGGGCATCGTCCCGGCACCGGCAGCGGGCGACAACACGGCTGGCAAGTTCCTTTCTGCCGGCGGCGCCTGGGCCGTCCCGGCAACCGGCAGCGGCGGCAGCACATCGCTTGCCGGCCTCAGCGATGTCTCGATCTCCTCGCCGGTCGACCTGAGCCTGTTGCAGTACCACGCGACGGACGGCAAGTGGCACAACGCCACGCTGGCCGCGCTGGGCTCGGGCACCGTGACGAGCGTGGATTCCGGCGCCGGCCTGGCGGGCGGGCCGATCACCGCAACGGGTATTCTCAGCCTGGCACCCATCGGCACAAACACTTTGCTCGCCAACACAACCGGCGGGACTGCGGTGCCGGCCGGAGTCTCGCTGTCGGTGCTGCTCGACGCCGCCATCGGCTCGGCGCGTGGCTCGATCCTGCGCCGTGGGGCGAGCACCTGGGCCGTGCTGACGCCGGGCTCGGCGGGGACGTATCTGAAGAGCGGCGGCACGGGCGCGGACTTGTCATGGGATGCGCCGGCCGGCTCGGGCACCGTCACGAGCATCGCCACGGCCGGCGGCGTTACCGGCGGGCCGATCACCGGCAGCGGCACGATCTCGCTCGACCCGATTGCAACGAGCCGGGTGCTGGCGAACATCAGCGGCGCAACAGCGGCGCCGACCCCGGTGAGCGTGGCATTGCTGCTTGATAATGCGCTCGGGACGACGCAGGGATCTATCATCTACCGGAGCGCCACGGCATGGGTGGCATTGCCGCCGGGGACCGCGGGGCAAGTGCTGGCGACCGGAGGCGCGGGGGCAAACCCGTCCTGGGCGGCAGGCGGCGGCGCCAGCATCACGATCGGCGATACACCCCCAACAAGTCCCGCACCGCAGCCCGGCGACGCGTGGTGGGACAGCGTTGGTGGGCAATTATACATTAGGTATCAAGACCCTACCGGGCCGGCGCAGTGGGTCCCTGCCAGCAATCAGCCGGGTCCGCAGGGGATACAGGGGCCGGCTGGCAGCGCCAACATGAGCGGCATGACCGCCGGGCAGATCCCGATTGCCGCGACGGCGACGAGCGTCACCAGCAGCATCCCCCTGCCGCTGACCGTGGCGCAGGGCGGCACCGCCGCCACGACCGCCGCTGCGGCGCTGACCAATCTCGGCGCGTTGCCGCTGGCGGGCGGCACGATGACCGGCACGCTGACTGCCACAGCAAACTTGGTGCTGCGGAAGGCCACTACAGCCGATAGCAATAACATTTACGGTAATGGCAATGGCGGCCAATCGCGATGGGTGTTGTCACTCGGCGACGGTGGGGCCGAGAGCGGCGGCAATGCCGGGACCGATTTCAACCTTCACCGTTTCACCGATACCGGCGCTTATATCGGCGCGGCCTTGCAAATCAACCGCGCGACCGGCGACGCGACGTTTAGCAGCAATCTCACGATTGGCGGCGCGACCGCGACCAAACCCGGCGGCGGCCCGTGGGTGGCGCCGAGCGACCGCAGCCTCAAATCGGGCGCTGCGCCGTGGCACACGGGGCTGGCCGAGGTGATCCAACTGGAGCCGATCATCTATCGCTACGCCAACGCCGCGTGGAACATGGACGACATGGACTACGTCGGTGTCGATGCCGAGGATGCGGCGGCGATAATTCCCGAGATGGGGCGCATCGTCTCAGTGCCGGCCGACGATGTTGTTATCGTGGACCCGCACGCACCGCCCGGTGGCGTCCCGCCGGGGCACCAGACGGTGGAAGTCGCGGGGGTTGAAAGCGGCCCGCTTCTCTTTGCACTTGTAAATGCGGTCAAAGAGCTTGCGGCCCGGATCGACAAACTGGAGCGGCCGGAGGTCGTGCAGTGAGCATCGACTTCCCGGCCAGCCCAAGCAACGGTACCGTCCACGCCTCCGGCGCAATGAGCTGGACGTTCGATGGTACAAAGTGGGTCGCGGGCGGCGCACAGGCGAAGTACATCATCGGGTGCTATGTACCGGGGTTGTTGACCGCATCGCAATACCTGCTGGTACACACATTCAGCAAGGGCATCACCATCCCCGCTAACTTCGGGGCCTATCTCGGGCACGCGAGCCAGGGGCGCGGTGGCGCGGCAGCGACCGGCAGCGTGGCGATCGATGTACGCAAGGCGACGGCAGCGGCGCCGGGTACATTCTCCTCGGTCGGCACAATTTCGGTAGCGGCCGCCGCGCTGCTCGCGACATTCGCCACGACCGGCGGCACGGCGATCACCTTCGCGGCCGGCGACACCATCGCCGTTGTCGCTCCCGCGACGCCGGATGCGACGTTCAACAACTTCAATGCCACTCTCGTCGGGTTTGAGACATGACCGCGTTGGTGTTTTGCGACGGGTTCGACAAGTATGGCCCCGCGGGGAACCAGAATTTGGCGAGTTCTTTTATCGGCGACTTCGCAATAAGCGCCGGAACGCCTGTTTTAGTTGCCGGATTGAGCGCAACCGGATACGCCATAAGCATACCCTTCGGTGCCTCAATCAATACCTCATTGCCACTATCCCTAAGTAGGATCGCGGGCAGCGTAAGATTTCAAGTCACCGCCGTCGGCGCATCTCCCGGAGGGTTGCGGTTTTACAACTCCGGGACCGCGGCGTTTTCGATTACTTTTGCCGTAGGCGGGGCAATCGAGCTTAGAACCGGGAATATCGGGACGGTTATAGCGTCTGGCGGCAGTTCTGCGACGGTTGGGACGACGCATGTGTTATCGTTCGACATCACTGTAGGTGCCGCTGCTTCGTATGCAATTTATCTCGATGGGGTGTCGTTGCTTTCCGGCACGGGCAACACCGGCAACGGTCAAACTTCCGTAAATGTAATTTCCAATCTCGGCGGAACCAACACATCGTTCATATTAGACGACTTCGCGATATTCAACCCAGCCGACGCCGCCTACAACCTATCCGTGCTGACCAACAATGTCGTGGTCGAAACCACTTTCCCGACCGGCGACGCGCAGAAGCAACTTACTTACGACGGCAATGTAGTGTGGCCGGCGGGCATCGCGGCCGGCGGTGTGTACTCCACGACGGCAACGACGAACGCGCCCGGCGCCAATCAGCTTTTCCTCGTGAGGATCACACCGGGCGCGGCTTGCACGCTGAACAGCGTCTCGGCAATCCCTCGTGCCACCAGCGGCACGGCAAAGTTTCGCGCCGTGGCGTATGCCGACAGCAGCGGCTCGCCGGGATCGCTGTTGTCGAGCGGCACCGAGGTCATCGCCACAACCAGCGGCACGACGCTGACGGGCGCGCTGACGACGCCGCAATCGCTGGCGGCCGGCACCTCGTACTGGATCGGGTACATCACCGACACCAGCGTCGTGCTGGCGCAGGTTGACAACTCAACGGCGCTCGGCCGGAAGATCGCCGCTACTTATACGTCGGGCGCGCCGGGCTCGGCGGGCGCCATGACAACCGGGCAGGCGACGTGGCAAATCTGGGGCAACTGCACCGGGGCCGCCGTCAACTGGCCGGCGATTGCCCCAACCCCATCGCTAGGTACGGCAGCGAGCCAGGTGCACAGCGCCACCGTGGCGCAGGAGGATCTGTATACCTTCCCCGCGCTGGCGACGACGCCGAGCATGATCTACGGGGTTGCGGTCAAGGGGTTCCTGGCGAAGAGCGATAGCGGCGCCCGCACCGTGTCGCTGAACATGAAATCCGGCGCCACCGACAGCACGGGCTCGTCGGCATCGCAGGCGATGAGCACGACGCCCCAGTGGCAGCGCAGCATGTTCGATACCGACCCGGCGACGGGCGTGGCGTGGACGCAGAGCGGACTGAACGCGGCGTCGAGCGGAGTTAGCGTCGCGTCGTGACCGATGTTGTCGGCCAAGGCCTTGTCCGCGAAACCATCGGCGCCAGCGATGCCGAGCTTCGGTTGCGCGGGCTAGTGCGCGAGACGGTCGGCGTCGCCGCGTCGCCGCTGCACAACCTGATCGTATCAGGGCTGGTACGCGAGACAGTGCTGGCGCCGGTCGTCGCATCGACGGCGCGGCAATACGCGGTGACGGTGATCGGATGATTGTACTATTGAGCTTCACTAACCGGCTCGCGGTTCCTATCGAGCTACTCTCCAACATGGGGACCGGGCAACCAGTTCAGCCCGGGCAAACGCTTGAAATGACATTCGAGCTTGAAGACAAAAAAGATGGTGTCGGCGACCTGGTACTTATCTGCGAGCCGGGGAGGATCACAACATGATTACGTTTCTGATCACCCTCTTAGCCGTAATCGTCATTCTCGGCCTGATCTATTGGGTGTCGCAGCAGATACCCTTGCCCGAGCCGTTCGCCAGGATCGTACAAGTCGTGATCGTGGTTATCGGCGTCTTGATCGTCGTCTGGATGCTGCTCGGGCTGGTAGGGTATGCGCCGCCGATGGCATTGCGCTAATGAGGTGGCGTATTTCGTCTTCGCCGCCACGCTGCAACTGATCGTGCTACACCAGGTTGACGGTCGCGAGGTCGTCATAAATTCGGCTCAGATTACGAGCCTTTATGCACAGCTTCATGGTAGCCCGAACCGCTGGGTGGCGCCGGGCTCGCGCTGTGTCGTCATGCTAGCTGATGGCAAGCACGTCGGCGTGATCGAGCCGTGCGCCGCGGTGCGCAGGCTCATCGAGGACAAGTAGACGACCGGGCGGCATGGGGCCGCTCTCTTGAGAGGAATATGCTTATGGCTATAGCAATGCGTTTCACCGGCATGATGTCGATCGGCGGCGGCGAGCCGGTTGAGGTGAAGTTTACCGGCGTCGCCGAGGTGCCAAAGGTGTGGGGTGGCGCGCCGCCTTATGTGGATATCGGGTTGCCGCAGCCGCCGCTGGGTATCTGGGGCGGAAGGCCGCCGCCGTATGTAGACATCGGTGGGCCGGGTCCGCAGCCGCACCCGGAGCATCCTATCGT